ACTAACAGCGACACACTTTTATAATAAAGGTCTAAAAAAATGTTTAGAGCAAAAAGAAGTTTGTCCTTGTAAAAACAAAAAACTTATTCCTGATCTAGTAAAGTCAAAATCAGGTAAAACAGTTAAAGTTTTAAGAGATAAAAAAGGTCATTTTGCTAAAAAACCAAAAATTGCACTTTAATTTTAAAAATGTTATAATAAATATTATTAATTAATTATTAACGTAACGAAACAAATAATTATGAACTACACAGAAGAACAAATTAAAGATGTTCAATCTCGTATTGACACTGCTGCTAAAAAAATAGCAGAAATCTTGAAAGAATCAGAACTTGTAATATCAGGAAAGATCTCTAAAGTTGAACTACAACAAGGAATCTTTGTTGACACAGTAAATGTTGGGTATTCAGATACAAAATATCTTCCTAAAAAAGATGCAGGCATAGCAGGTGCAACAGCAAAAGAAGCAAAACAAGACGTAATAGATAAAGACGCATAATATGATCAACTATATCCTAGGTATTATAACTGGGATTTTGTTGTCTTTAGTGTCTATAATTGCTAATAAATTAGATATAAATAAAGTAAAATCTAAAGTATTAAGACAAAAAGCAGAAATAGTACACCTTACTAACCCACTAGATAATATTGATTTATGATCCCATTCGGAAAAAATATACTTTTTAAACCAAATAAAAAGAAAACTGTCCTTGAAACAAGCGACAAAAGATTAACAGACACAGGAACTGTAATAGCAATAGGTAGTGAAGTACAAAGTATAAAAGTTGGAGATTCTATTGCTTTCAATAGTTATGGTGCATGGACTGTGCAAATAGACAATGAAGATTACTATTTTTGCAGAGAAAATGACGAGATCATACTAGGAACATATTAAATATATGGTACTTAAAGAAAGCAAATGTATAAATCTATGGCTACATGATTATCAAATCACAGGCAATTTTAAAGACTGTGTAGAAGAAGTATGCACACGCTGTAGAAAGACTAAAATATTTCCAGTACGTAATGGTAAACCAGACGCAGTACACTATTATAAACATCATCAACGCCAAACACTTCAAAAATGGCATTATCTATATAACAATGAATACCCTAAAGAATAATATATTTACAGATAAATACGCTACTCAAGGTATAATAAATGGTATCAACAAAATTGCTGACGCTGTTGCTCTTACTATGGGAGCAAAAGGTTCTAATGCTATACTAGAAACAAATCTTTATCCTGGATATATGATAACTAATGATGGGTATTCTATCCTAGAAAAAGCACAGTTTGAAGATCCTTTAGAAGAACTTGGACGCAAAATATTATTTGATTCTGTATCACGAGCAAACAAACAAAGTGGAGATGGTAGTACAACAACGACAGTACTCACCCAATCTATTTTAAATGCAGGATTACAATATGATGTATCCTCAACAGAGATTAAAGACTCTCTTATTGAACTTTTGCCAATTATTGATAAACTTATTGACGAACAAAAGAAAGATATAACAGAAAATGATGTTTCATCAGTTGCAACAATCTCAGCAGAGAGTAAAGAAATAGGAGATTTATTGCAAGAAATATACCAAAAGATAAGCAAAGATGGCATTATTGAACTAGACAACTCAAAAACATTTGAAACAACATATGAAATAAAAGAAGGTGTGCGTTTTAACTGTGGTAGCCACTCACCTTATCTGTACAACAAAGATAACCACGCAGAATATACAAAACCTTATATTCTAATAACAAAACAGAAGATTGCAACTCTTGATGACATTATACCAATCTTTGAAAAACTAAGTGAATTAGGTAAAAAAGAAATTGTTATATTCTATGACGATATATCTGACGCTGTTGCAGGAACGCTGATAGCAAATCACTTAAAAGGTATATTCAATGTTTTACTTATTAAAGCACCTGTAATATGGAAAGACTTTATATTTGAAGACTTTGCAAAAATAACAGGAGCAACAATCATTTCTGAAAAAACAGGCACATCACTCAAAGAAATGGAGATCAAAGATCTTGGTACTTGTAATAAACTTATCGCAACTAAAGCAGAAACAACTATTCTAGGCATTAAAGATGTATCAGATCACATAAAAGCACTTCAAGAGAGTGGAACAGACGATGACGCTAGACGTATAGGCTGGCTCACAACAAAAGCAGCAGTTATAAGACTAGGAGCAAGTTCTGACACAGAGTTATCTTACAAACGCTTAAAAGTAGAAGACGCAATACACGCCTCAAGGTTAGCACTTCAAGATGGAATAGTAGCAGGAGGAGGAGTAGCACTATTAAATGTGTCTGACAGCCTTCCTGACACATTAGGAGGCAAGATACTAAAAGAAGCACTTAAAAGACCGATAGAGCAAATATGTGCTAATGCAAATATATTTCTTGAGTATACACGATCGTCTAATTCAAAAGGAGTAAACGCTAAAACAGGAGAGATAGTTGATATGTTTGAAGCACAAATAGTTGATCCAGCGAAAGTAGTAAAAAACGCAGTACGAAACGCTATATCTGTAGCAAGTACAGCACTTACTATTAAAATAGCAATCCCACTAGATAGAACAGAAGAACAAATTGCTATGAACTTTATAAACAAACAAAAGCAGTGGTAATATGAAACTTTACGCAAAATGCAATAGTTGCAACAAAAAAAGATTCTTTATTAAGCAACGCACATATAACATACCAAAACTAGGTAAAGCAACAAGCCAAGGAGAACTATGTTATAAATGCTATAAAGACATCAAAACAATTAATAAAAAGATAATGAGCAAAATGAGTAAATAGTTATGCCAGCAGGAAGACCAACAAAACTAACAGAAGAATTACTAGAGAAAGCAAAAACTTATCTTGGTACTTGCTATGTTACTCCTGTATATGCTAATTCAGGTGCTCTTAGTTATGCAGATGTTAAGTTACCAAAAGTTGCTTCCTTTGCTTTATTTTTAGGTATTAATAGGGACACAGTTTATGAGTGGTGTAAAGGAGATAGTGAATTAGCACAACAATTTGCCGACATCGTCAAGGAAATTAACACAAGTCAGGAAGAAATGCTTATAGATAAAGGGCTTGGCGGAATATTTCAACCTAAGACTACAGGTATGATGTTAAGTAAACATGGCTATAGTGAGAAGATAGAAACAGATGTAACAAGTAAAGGAGAGTCAATAAAAATTACTCCTCAAACGATTGCATTAGCACAAGAATATGAAAGCAAACTTAAAGAAAACTTATAATGAACTACCTACAATACAGAAAGCATAATAAGCAAAGAGGGGAAGGTTACATATTTCCTATTGATATACTTCCATATTTACAGATAAAGTTATCACACACTAATAAAATGTATTGGATAATAAGAAAAATACTAATTGTATGGTATAAATTGTTTCCTAAGACATATAAAAGAAATAAATAACAATGAGCCTACTAGAACAAGTATCAATCCACGCTTGGATTCAAAACAATGGAATAAGAACAGAATCTGGAGAAGTGCTTGACTTTAAAAAGTATAAGTTCATGTTTGATATTTATGCTGATAGAAGTTCTTTGATTACTTGTATGAAGTGTGCTCAAATAGGCTTCACAACGTATGAAATCTTAAAAACTGCACATGAATGTAAAAATGAGAAAATAGATATTCTATATGTTCTTCCTACTGCCGATGACGTTAAACGATTTTCTGGTGGTAAGACAAATAAAATGATTGCACAAAATCCTGTATTACAAGAATGGACTACTGACAAAGACTCTATAGAACAAAAGCAGTTTGGATCTAATACTATATACTATCAAGGAAGTTGGACTGAACGAGCAGCATTGATGATTACTGCTAAAAAACTTGTAGTGGATGAGTATGATAGATGTAAGCAAGATACTGTTGAACAATACGATTCACGTTTGCAGTCTATAGCAAATCCAAAGAAAGCATTTTTCTCTAACCCTTCTATTCCTGACTTTGGTGTTCATAAATGGTATCTTAAATCAGACCAAAAGAAATGGCACGTTACTCACTCATGCAATGAAACATTTGTAATGGATGAAAATTGTATAGACTATACTCATGAAATATACAGATGTCCTAGTTGTAAAGGCGAGATAAACAGTGAAGAAGTGCGAGGAGGACAATGGTTGCCAACAGCAAAAGGAGAATGGTCTGGCTATTGGATACCTCTATGGATTGCTCCATGGATGTCTGCTAAAGATATATCAAAAATGAAGCGTGAAAAGACGCAAGAGTTCTTTGATAACTTCGTAGCAGGAAGACCTTTCTTTGGTTCTGGTAATAAAGTAATGCCTGAAACTATCTATCAAAATGTGTCCCAGATTGTCAACGACCAATCAGGAACCATTATTATAGGAGTGGATACAGGATTGCCTATACACTATGTCATAGGTAATAAGCAAGGTATATTTTATTATGGTAAATGCGATGATTATGATACATTAGAGAACTACTTAAAACGTTGGGACAATGCAATTATTGTGTCAGACCAAGGAGGAGATCTAATTGGTATAAGAAAACTACAAGAAAAGTATCCGAGCAGAGTATTCCTATGTTACTATCGTGCAGACAGAAAGACACAAAGACTTATTGACTGGGGGCAAGGTGGTGAATATGGAAAGGTTACAGCAGATAGAAACAGACTTATGCAATTAGTTATTGACGAGTTGGGCGACAAACGTATTACTTTATGTGGAAAACGTGAAGACTATGATGGGCTTGTTGAACACTTTGGAAATATATATCGTACTAAGACAGAAAACGCACTTGGTATTATGGAATATAAATGGGAAAGAACAGGAGCAGACCACTGGGTGCATAGTCTAATTTATTGGCGAATAGGTATGGATAAATACAGTGAGAGTATGGCAGAAGTAGTTGGATCTGACATATTTGCAGGACTACCTATAGGAAGATTTTTTGATTAAATATGACGAAGATAGAACTCACAGATGAAGACGCTATGCTATTTATGAAGTTCCAACAGTATTATGATGTTGTTGGGTACTTGATAGGTTTTATGGAGTCAACAGGTATGTATAATATAAAAAACTCATCTATTACTATTGACATAGATAAAGATGGTATTGTACAACATACATCAATAACACGACACTTTCGCAAATAACTTGCATGATATTTTACTATATGATATAATGTATATAGTTAAATAAATATTAAATTGCCAACGTAACGAAACGAGGCTGTCCCCAAAAGGGCAGTCTTGTTTTTATTTTATAATATGGATCCAGTACAACTAAACGTTCTCGGAGTACAGCAACTGGTAAACAGTCCAGTAAATAAGACTTTCAAAAACCCACAATCAGATAGTGAAGGTGTTATTGGCAATTATCAGCACATTTTGTCCCTTGATCTTGATGATGATGAACTTTTGCAACTTGCTAATTTATGGGAATCAAGTTATTCAACATACGAAGAAAAACTAAAAAGACGACAAGAATTAAACTATAAATACTATCTAGGGCGTTCTGAATATGCAGGAGGTGATACTGATAAAGTAATTCCGTCTAACCTTATATTTGAAGCACAAGAAACCTTTATTCCAGCAGCACTTGCTAAGAATCCTACACCTGTAGTATATCCTGCAAGTCCTAATCCAATAGGAGATACAATAGCAAAGAACATAAAAACAATGTTGCAATATCATGCAGACATACTTGTTCTAAGACGTAAGTTATCACTTGTTGTAAGACACTGGAGTACTTATTTTGTTGGTGCATTAAAACATGGGTGGGATGACTCTGTAGAAGATATTAGTCTTGACGTCATTTTACCATCTAACCTTATTCTTGATGAAAATGCTTCTATAGACTCTTATGGAAACTATACTGGAGCATATCTAGGTGAAAGAAAGAAATGCACAGCACAAGCATTGATTGATTTGTTTAGTTCAGAATACAGTCCAAATAAACTTAGTGCAGAACACGTTGCATTTATTACTGCTTCTGTTGATGGAAAACTAGGCACAGAAGTTAAGTATACAGAGTGGTGGACTAATGAATATTGTTTTTATACTTACAAAGGTATTGTTCTTGATAAGCATAAAAACCAATTCTATAACTATGATGTAACAGAAAAACAAGAACCAATAGAAGAAGGCGAAGAACCAGAGGAAACAGTAACACCAGGCAAAAACCACTTTGGACGTCCTAAAATGCCTTATACTTTCCTAGGTGTGTTCTCAACAGGACAACACCCACATGATGATACTTCTCTTATTGAACAAAACATACCAAACCAAGACTTAGTCTTGCAACGTATCAAGCAGATCAATAAAAACCTTAATGTATCAAACAACTCTCTAGCATTATCTGCCGAAAACTTTAACAATGAAACAGCAAAACAAGCAGCAGACGCTGTAGAAGCAGGACAGCCTATCCTTGTTCCACGAGGAAAATCTATTAGAGAGGCTATAGAAAGATTACCAGCAACAAATCTTCCTTCTGACGCTTTCAATCAGTTGCAAGACATGACAAATAGACTACGTTCTATTTACGGAACTCTAGGAATCAGTGGTGCAGGTGGTGTAGCAGAAAAGACAGTACGAGGGCAAATACTTAACCAACAACAAGATAATTCTCGTATTGGTGGAGGAATCGGAGACGCACTAGAACAAGTTGCAGACAATGTCTTTAACTGGTGGGTACAAATGTATTATGTATTCTATGATGAACCTCACTATGCTTCTATTCTAGGACGTGGACGAGCAGCAGAATATATTACATTTCAAAACTCTGATCTTACAGAAAAAGTTATCGTATCTGTGGCAGCAAACTCAATGCGTCCACATGATGAGATTACAGAGATAAATCAAGCACTTGATCTTGCAAACTCTGGCTGGCTTGATCCTCTATCATTGTTTGAAAGACTAAATGATTCTGATCCTAAAGAAACAGCAAAACGTGTAGTTATGTGGAAAACAAATCCACAACAATATATAGCGACATATTTCCCTGATATTGCACCTCCAATGCCTCAAATGCCACAAGGAGACGAAGTAGCACCTGAACAGGATATTGCACCAGATATGAATGAATCATTATCAGCAAATCCTGCTTCATCAGAGTTATCACAAGTTCCGATTAACTCATCAGGTATGCCAAGTATCTAATAAAACATAATAATTTCTGTCCTTTCTGGGTGTTGGACTATAAAGCAAACCCTGTTATACAATAACGTCTTTCTCTAGTTCGCAGACAGTAAAGAACGAACCGATATAATGACATCATCATTCGATGACTTTGTGGAAAGTTTGCCAAATTCAGAAGAAGGATTTGACATCAATAGTGAATTGAATCCAACACTATCAGACTCACAACCTGAAACAAATGGAAACACTGTTAATAAGATAGATTCTGAAAACGAGGATCTTCCTTTTAACAAAAACCCTAAGATTAAAAAGTACATTGAACGTCAAGTTCAAAAAGGCTTAAAATCAGTAATGGGTAACACACAGCAAGAATTTACAAGAAATAGTCTTCCAGCACAAAATCCATCTGTGTCATCAGTGCCATCAGAATGGGTAGCAATGTATGGTGATGACGAGCGTTCTCTAAAGGCTTGGGAATATAATCAATCTATCTTATCAAGAGAAATTGAAAAAGCAAAAGAAGATTTGTTAAAATCTATTGAGCAAAAAGAATATTCTCAAAAGCAACGTGAATCAGAAGTAAACAATTTTATAGAAGAATCTATTGAATCAATAGAAGAAGAAAATAATATTAGTTTATCTAAGAAAGATCGTTCAGAGTTTCTTGACCTCGTCCAACGACTATCACCAAAAAATGAAGATGGAGATATTGTAAGTTTTGCTGATTTTGGTACATCTTTTGAAATATTTAAACAAATCAAATCAAAAAGTGCACCAAGCAATTCAGTAAACAAAGCACTAGCGTCTCGATCTGCATCATCTAACACATCATCTGAAATAAAAACAGAACCTAAAGGTTATGTATCAGGCATGGGTGCTAATGGTATCAGATCTGCTCTAGGCTTATAATAGCCATATAATAGGCTTATAATTAATAATTAACCCAAATATAATATATGCAACCTAATGTAAATATTACAACAACAACAAACCAATACTTGGCTCCTATGTGGGTTGACTTGGTCTTGCGTAGATTTTAGTTGCGCAAGTAAAATCGGGTTAAACGGGGAAACTCCAAAAAGGACAATCCCGTAGCAAGCAAGTGAAAGCAATGAAAGTAACTTGACGCTCTAACGACTAGAAGGTGAGAATGCAATCAATAACCCTTCCACGAATGCCCGACATCTGAAAAGATGGTGATATAGTCTGAACATTAGAACTTTGACAAGCATAAATAAATAGTATATACTTCTGTACTATAAAATGCTTGATGAACAAGGTCACGGCTGTGCAATATGCAAATCTAAACCACAAAAAAGATCATGGGTAGAAAAAGCAAAATTATATCTAGCCAAGTATAAATAAAACTAATGATGTAGAATAATTAAAAAATCTGCGATAACAAAATGGACAACTTTTTCTTCGGAGAAATCCTTAAAAAAGTTAAATCTTATGAAGGTTCACAAATGCTTTTCCCTAAACTTATAAGTTTGATATTCTTAATGGGGAAATAAAATTGATTCTAATATACGGCGAAAATCCCAAGAGCCAAAATCCGTAAGGATTAGGACAAACGGAAAACGCCGACCAAGTCCCTTGACATCTACAATAAGTCAATCTATTGTAGAACAAAAGACAGGTTCAACGACTAAACGAATCAACACAGAGATGTGATGTAATAGTCTGAACTCTATAGAGATATAGAGAAGAGTACTCGAGTGTAAAGACACTCTAAAGAAGCAGTACTCTCACACAGTGATGTGTAGTAACAAATGATTAAATATCAGAAAGGCGTTGCATCTGTGGCATTTAATGGTTTCGATGTTCTTCCAATTAACCAACAGCCAGTATCTGTTAATATGACTTTCTATCCTACATTCGTAGCAACAAACGTTGCTCTTGCTGGATCAGATCTTTCACAAAACAATACTAAAATGAAAGTACTTGATCTTATGACAACTACTATGGAATCTCGTGCACAAGATGCAGCAGATGACATTGGTAATATGTTCCAAGGTGATGGTACAGCATTTGCTGGTAAGGCTCCAGCAGGTCTAGGAAACATTGTTGATGATGGATCAGTTGCTTCAACTTATGGAGGACTATCTCGTGCAACATACAATGGTCTTAACGCTACAGTTACTTCAACAAGTACAATCTCACTTCTTAAAGTGCGTCAACTTGCAAACAGTATTTCTGATGGTGGTGTACGTCCAGACTTCGCTCTTACAGATTACAACACTGCTGCTTACTTTGAACAACTTTTGATGCCATTCCAACAAAATATGTACGCTAATGGTAAAAATACTACTAGTGCAGGTTCAGGATATGACACTCTTATGTGGGATAACATTGTTATTTCAAAAGATAAAAAAGTTACTTCTGGTACATTCTATCTATTAAATACTAATTTCCTTTCATGGTATGGTCTTAAATGGTGGGAAGGCTCATCAGTTTCTGTTGCTGCTAAAAACATTGTTGGAAACGTTTATGGTGAACAACCTTATTCTTCAACAGGTAAAGCATTTTCATGGACTGGATGGATTCGTGCCTACAACCAAGGAGCAATCAATGGTTTCATGATCCTCGGAGGTCAACTTATCTGTACAGCACCATTCCGTCAAGGAAAACTTACAGACATCACTGGGTACTAATAGTCGTATTTTTATTAATAATATGATATAATAAAGATATGATTCTTACTCAAACAAAACAATATGATCCTGCTGCTGCCCTAGGCATGGCACAATCAATTCAAGGTAAAGTGGCTATTTATGCTGATGCAGGTGCTCCAACATTTGTAGCAACACAAGGCTCTCTTTATCTACGCACAGATGGTTCTTCAACTTCAACTCGTGCTTACATCAATACTGATGGAAACACAACTTGGACTGCTGTAACTACTGCTGCTTAATTATTCATTTAATCAAACACAATTTATGTCTCGATTAACAAACAAAGGACAAGGTGCTCCAATCTCACTTTTCACAAAGTCAACAGACGCAAGTTTAGTAACTGCGTGTGGTCAACGTTTTGATCTTGAAGATGGACGTGAAGTAGTTATTGTTAAAGCAGGTGCAGTTGACTTGGTATCAGGTAAACTCGTACAGGCTCCAGCAGTTATTGCAAACCACGTTAACCTTGTAGTTACAGCGTATACTGCTGCTAATGTACAACTTGGTACACCAGCAAAAGTAACTGTAACTCTAGGTGCTACTGCTGCTACTGAAAATCAATACGCTCAAGGTTATCTTATCGTAAACGATGGTGCAGGTGAAGGTCAATCTCTTAAAATTACTGGTAATACTGCTGCTCTAGGATCTGCTTCATGTGTTATTTCACTTGAAGACGCTCCAGTAACAGCAATTACAACAGCGTCAAACGTTTCACTTATCTCTGATCTTTACAAAGATGTTATTGTTGCTCCTACAACATTAACAAGTAAAGTTATTGGTGCAACTATCTATCCTATTTCTATCAGTGAATATGGATATATTGCAACAAAAGGTATTGTATCTCTATTAGCAGATGGTGTTGTTGCAACAGGTGTTGCAGTTTCTCCTTCAAATGCTGTAGCAGGTGCTATCGAATCAGGTGTTATTGCACAAGGTTTTGTTGGTACAACAGTACAAGATACTGTTGACACAGAATATCGTGCAGTTTCTATTGATCTTTAATATTTGAATCAGTCCTAGTCCCTTACTTCGGTAGGGGAACTGGACGGGTTCAGAACCCGAGAGGAGTCGTTGCCTCTTTATAAGATAAATAAAAACATAGTATGAATCAAGAAACATACACACTTCCTGAGGACTTTGATGGTGTATTTCGTTTTACGAACTTCACTGATGAGGACTTCACAACTCTTTGGAATGGTCAAGAGTATACTTTTCCAAAACAATCTCGATCCCCAATGATTATTTCAGGTGAATCTCCTGAAAATGTGCAAAATATTAGAAAAATATTCGCAAAACGTCTCGCAAAAAGAGAATTTTACAAAGGTGCACGTTATGATGAATTAAATTCATTGACTGAAAAGTCAAGAGGTGTCCCAACAACATTTGATGAAGATAAAGAGTTCGCTCCATTTATTCAAAAATGTTTGGAACCACTTCCAGCAGCACGGGCTACTGTAAGAGAAAAAGTAAAACAAACAATCACTGTTTCTGAACACACAAAAATTGTAGGAGACAAAGAAAGTTTGAAGAGTAACGCTTCTGATATTGGGCAACAACTAGATACATTAGAATAAACAAACTATATGCAACTACTATCAAAAAATGAAATAATTAAATATCAAAATGATGACAAGAAGTTGCAAATAGACAATGGGGTAAGAATTGCAAAAAAAGTAGACGAACTACGCAGTACATTATCCATCGAGGAAGATAAACTTGCTACATTTAGAACAACAACTATCAATGTGGTTACAAAAGAAATTGACGCACTTATAGAAAAGAAATCTAGTGTAGCAAGTGAAATCCTTGCTCTTGAAGAAGTAAAGAATAGAATGTTACTTCCAATAACTACTGAACAAAAAAAACTTGATATTTTAAAAGAAGACAACTCTAATTTATTGGAGTCTATAAGAAATGAAAAGCGAGAACTTTCTATTATTAAAAACAATGTAGAAAATGAAACAAAGCAAAGTAAATCACTTTTAGACACATTAGAAAAGACAAAACAAGAATTAAATTCTCGTGAAAAAATTGTTTCTTTGAAAGAAAAACAAGTACAAGGAACGTTATTTGAAGCACAACAAGACAAAATAAACTTCGAGAAAGAATACTACGAAAAGACAAAGGTTCTGGAAGACAAAATACAACGTGCTGCAATCGCTGAGGCAGATTTCAAAAACTTTATTAGCAACTTAAAGCAAAAAGAAAAAGAATTAGATATTCTTTTAACTCGTTATGGGAACAATAGATCAAAATAGTAGATGGGTTGGTTTAGGGTATGTAGAAGGCACAAAAAACATGGTGCTTCCTTTCTCAATAAATCCAACTAATAATAAACTATTGATTGAGATCATACCGAGAGCAGATCCAATGGATCCACTTGTAGCAATAAGTGAAAATATAAGAATTGATGAAAATACTAGACAAGCAGCAGCAGCAATAACTGATGATAGTAATAAAACAATTACAACATTAACAACAGATAGTATAGCAGGCTTACCTTGCCTTAGAGTAGAGTTATAAATATGGCTAAAATGGAACAATCAACACAAGTACATACACGCACAGGAATTGTTACAACAGCAGGAACAATTCTTAATGAGTTTCAAGATCGTAGAGAAGTTATTATACAAAATTTAGGTACAAATCCGTTATTTGTTAAGTTCGGAAATGACGCATCTGTGTCTGATTTTGATGTTATTTTATCAGGAGGCACTGCAAATGACGATGGTATTGGAGAGAAAGTCTCATATAACTACGTTTCATATGTAGGTGCAATTAGTGTTGCTGGTACTTCTGTACGTTGTACTGCAACAGAGTTTTAATATATGTTTTTTAGCAAACCAGCAAAAAATGGAGGTGGAGGTAGTACTCCAGTAACATCTCTTACAGGAACACCAACAGAAATAGTGTACATAGACAATGCTGGTGTTGGTACCAGTGATGCACTTGCAACTCGTGATTCTGTAACAAACGAAACATATATTGGTTATCGTACAAGTGGAGGAGACTTCTCAAACGCACTCAAGCTTGGAAACTTCATTGGAAGCTTCATCACTGACGGAACAGGATTCGAGCGACATGATGCCGTGAATGACAATTTCACGTTCAGTGCGGCGATAGACGGAACACCTATTAGTGCAACTACAAACACACTTTTGCAGGGATATGTGGACATTACGAACGGAGTATTCGCAACAGGAACGTACAACGCAGATGAAGCAGCACTTGATTATTCTAACTCTGTTACTGGAATAGATGGTTATATTGTAGTTAAATCAACAGAAATATCCATTGAGCATACAGACAATTCAACATACGATTCACAAATCGAAATAAATAATACCATTGACTTAAAGACTGATGGTGTAGGAGGAAGAAATCTTTTCAGAGTTTCTGATACATTTATACGAGGAGGAAGTAATGGGTTTTACTTTTATGCAGACACTACAGATGATACCTTCTATGTAAGAGGTGAATTACCTACTACTGGTACACCATCTGGAGCACTTTTATTTGTTGACTTTCCAAGTGCTATTGCAGCTCTTGGTGACTACAATAAACAGATGTCACAAATCAAGGTTGTGGCAGATGTCGCAAACAAAAATGCTTATATTGATGGATTAGCAAGCCCAGTTGTAAACTGGACACCTACATTTCTTTCAGATGGATTTACAGGTTCAGGTCTTAATGATATGCACTATGATAGTACTATTACATACACTGGTTCATATCCTAGAACATATACTTCTACAATTTCAGCAACAGACTGTGTATATTTACTATTAACTTCTATTATCTCACCATCATTTAATGCTGGGGATACTGTAACAGACCCAGTTTCAGGTTCAACAGGTACTGTATTAGCAGGAAGTGATTTAGATTTGTACTTAATAATCCAACCAATAATCGATAGTGGATGGAATACAGCAACTCAAGTTGATGACACTACAACTGGTGGTTCTGCGAACTGTTCTTTTCAAAGATATACAGATACTTTTGATTGGAATGATGGTACTACGTTTGTAACATATATAGACACAAATACTTTTGTTCCATTAAATGACGGACTTACTGTAGGATTCTATTCACCAACAGGACACACAATAGGAGACACTTGGGAATTTACAATGATACAAGGAACTGTTTACTCTAAGATGGCATTATTCGATGGAGCAAATCGAACTATGTCCATCGGGGATGTAGAACAAACTGTAAACGATGTTCGTACAGACTGGGTATTAGGTACAGGTAAAAATCATGGTATTTATGAATACCTTGGAGATGCACAAGAGTACCGAGTCTCAAATTCTGTTGGTAATCTTTTAGTTCTTGATTCAGATACATTTAACCAAACTGTTATTTTCAGCATAGAAGACCCATTTAATGGACAAACTCCGTTTTCTGTTGAAACAGATAGTGGTGCTTATGGATTTGGATTTCAACTATTTGATGCTGGGCAACACTCTGCAACATTAGGTGCACCAACTGTTGGAAACAATACATTTCTTACTGTAGATGATGACAATGAGATTATAACCCTTACAGCATCACATATATCAGCACCACTATCTGCATACGCAGATGATGCAGATGCAGGTACAAACGGTGTCGTTACTGGAGAATTATATCAGACAGATGGAACAGGAACAGCACCATTAAACATTGCTGGAATTGTGATGGTAAAACAATAATTATAAAACTAACATATAAACATAAATATATGGCATACATTAAACCATTTACAAACGGATCAGGATTTACAGGAGAATATTGGCGTCTTACAGGACTTGAAATTAACAAGTTCACAAATTCAGTAGAGGCTCATATTTCTTGTTATAAAGATAAGGGTTCACGAGATACAAATCTTGTACCTTTCGCTCATAAAGTATTTACTCTTAAACTTGAAAATATTGAACTATCAAAAGATATTCAAGAGGAGGTGTATAAACTTATTAAAACAGCAAAATCAAAAACAGGAGTTGCTTCAATCAATGAAAAACCTTTCTTTGAAGACGCTACAGAGGCTTAGTTATAATACTGTAGGGCGTACGAGTAATCGTACTTCCTATCAGTCTTATAAAAGACGCAGATTATAAGAAACAATTAAAATAACATGCAAGATTTACCACCATTTTTTAAAGAATATATGGAGCAGAAGTTCAACTCTAGTACAGAACTAATGGAACAAAGATTTGCTGAACTTCATAATAAAATAGACTCCAAATTCTTAACCCATGAAAATGATATTATAGGTATTAAAAATGAAATACACTCAACAAAAGAAGATATAAAGTGGATTAATCAGAAAGTATGGATGGCTATGGGTGCACTTTGTGTAATATCTATTTCTGGTGGAATATTTGCAGGTTATTTTAAAACACTGAACAAACAGCAAATAGAAGAAGCGATTAAACCTCTTGAACAGAAATCAGAAAGTGCCCAAAATACTGCTGAACTTACAAACAAAACGCTACAAAACATTATTAAAAGTTATAACATAAGAGTAGAATAATATGGAAAAATGTAACGATGGTGAAGGTTTTATGAGTAAAGGTAAATGTATACCTTATCGTAATGATCGACAAAAAGAAGGCTACAAAGACGCAGAACCTAAAACAAACACAAAAGCAATTAATAAATATATTGCAGAAAAAAAACCAACACTTAAATTTGAAAAGATAGTAATGCCTAAAAAAGGTACTATTGTTTTAAAGAAAAAAACTAATGTGATGATACCAAAAGGTAAAAATCCTGACTTAATAGCGTAATATAAATCAATTATGGAAAATCTAAGAATAGATGAAAATAGCAGATGGACACTCGGTGGAGTTGCCAATGATGGCAGTGGAGATATAAAAAATGCCAGAGTAAACCCTATTACTGGTGCTTTGATAGTTGAAGCAACAGTAACATCAACAAATACACAAATAGGTTCTACAATACCAGGAGGAACTGCTGGTTCTGTTCTATTCTTAGGGCTAGGTGGAACTCTTGCACAAGATAACGCTAATTTCTTTTACGATGACACAAACAATTATCTAGGACTTGGGACAACAACACCTAGTGCGACACTTGATGTACAAGGAACTGCAATCATCACAGGATCAGCAGGAACACCTACATTTGTTCTAGGGCGTGATGGTTCAGGTAACGTATCAAACATCGTTCTAGGGTCAAATTTGACGCTTACAGGGGGTGTTTTAAATGCTACTATATCAGGTTCAGGATATAATCAAATTCAAGATGATGGCACAAATATAACACAACGCACAACATTAAACTTTGTTGATTATTTTACAGTAACTGATGGATCAGGAAAAACTAACATATCAATAAACACAGCCGAACTTGGAGCAGATACAACTCTTATCTCAACACTTGAAACTAATATGGATCTTGCCAATATTTCAGGGCAAATTGATCTATCTACACAAGTAACAGGGACATTATCTTCTACAAATATTGATATAACAGATCTTGAAAGTAATCTTGATTTAGCAAATATTGCAGGACAAATAGACCTTACAACACAAGTAACAGGACAACTTTCTCCTACAAATATTGATTTACTTGCTCTTGCAAGTGATACAACATTTATTGCTGCTTTAGAACCAAATCTTGATCTTGCAAATTTAGGTGGAGATTTAGATCTTGCTACTCAAGTAACTGGTGTACTTTCTCTTGCAAATGGTGGAACAGGACAATCGCTTACTGATCCAAACTATGACGCAGTTTATGTATGGGATAATACAACAAATACTACACGTCTAGCACAATTATCAGGTTTATCATACAATAGTGGAACTAATACTTTGACTGCTAATTCATCAGCATATGCTGGTGGTGTTGGGTTCATTGAAATGATACCAACAATAAGTACAGTACAGCCAATAACGTCAAGTACATTTATATCTACAGACCCAACATTAACAACAACAGACAATATATATATATCTGAATGTTCACCTTCTTTTGGTTCACCTGGTGGAGTAAATATTACTATTTATAAATACAGTAAGAAACCACAAGGATATTTTACTTATGATGGTAGTTTTGGAACATTTAATTGTTCATCTGTAACTTTTGGAGGTGGTACAAATAATCCAATATTCTTAAACAGACCTCACATCTATCAAGGAAATATTTATGTTCCAGTTATTAACTTTGGTGGTACTGGAAATTCATTTCTATTTTATGTGATAGATGGAACAACTGGTACTTTTATAGGGCTGACAAATTCTATTATACCAACTGGTTCTTGGAGTTATCCATCTGGTGTTAATGCTACAGCATATGCTGATATGTACTATAATACAGCATTTACTGGAGGAATAATAACTTGGAAAATACAAATTAATTCAACTTCAAGTATTACATTAGTAAACACTTATACAAATCCTTATGTTGGTATTTACGCAACTGGTATAAAACTACAAGCGAATGATTATTGTTATTCTGGTACTACACTAGTAGATATAACAACAGCAACTGGTGTACTATATGATGCTGGGTATCCATATATGTCTGGTAATTTTAGTGCTGGTGTGATGAACACTGTTATAGATAATAATATGGCACTAGTTGCTACTGAATCATTAACAGGGACAACTCTTACTGTAAATAAATTCTATATTGTACCAAATGTTGGTGGTTCACCATTTTAATAATTAACTATAAAATTATATGCCACAACCAGTATTTATAAATCAATTTCAAAAAGGAGCAAGTGAAAATGCCAACATAGGTACTGGCTTGCTTCTTGGTATTGAAACATACTCTAAAAAAGGAGTTGCACGTCTTGCAAAAGACTCTGTAAAAGTTTCAGGTTCTGTAGTTACTGATTTGCCAATATACTTTTCTAATTTAACTGAAACGCAATTTTTTGCACAAGGAGATTCAGGGAAGGTATATAGATCATTTGATAGTGGTGCAACATGGACTGATATATCTGATCCAGCAGGAACAGGATTAGGACGAGGATTAATATTCTTTGATGGTTTCTTATACTCTTTTAGAGGTACTACACTATATGTGTGTGCTTCTCCATTTACTTCTGCAAACTGGTCTGTATTTCAAACAGGGCTTAATTCAACAGGACATTTTCCTTTTATCTATCCTAGTGCATATGGATTTTATTTTGCAAATGGAAACAAACTAGGTCTATTGCAGCAATCAACAACAGGTACAGCAATAAATCCAGGCACGCCTGCAACGTACAACTACACTGATAATATATTTGAATTGCCTAGTATTTATGAAATAACAACCATGTCATTTTTGCCACCAAGTAATCTAGTACTTGGTACTCGTTCATCAGGCATAGGAAATGATACACAAATAGCAGATATTATAATGTGGGATACTGTAAGTAAAAACAAATTTACTCCTCCATTGCGTTTATATTCAAACGCTGGTGCAGGTGCTATGGGAGTAACACAACTTATAAACAGAAATAACACTTGCTATGCAGTTACTGGAGGAAATCATGCAGTTTTTCAAACTAATGGAAATACATTTAATCAAATAGCAGAAATGGGTCTTCGTACTAACTATACTAATGCAACAGGAGAACAAGCAACAACACCTGTATTCCTAGATCAATACCCTAGTGCAATAGCAATGCTTGGCAATAAATTGCTTACTGGAGTTTCAAGTTCTATTGCTTCATATCCTGATTCAAATTACGCACTATTTCCTTTAGGAGTATGGTCTTTGGCTTTCATGGACGATGATACAGCAATACAATGTGAATTTACAACTTCAAACAATATCACTAGATCTAATAACTATCAAATTGGTGCAATTCATACTATATCAGAAGGGCGTATTTTGATTGGTTGGGGTTCTAATGGTACATATGGAATAGACAGAACAGAAAGACAAATATTTGATCCAAACATAGATAATGTAGCAATCGTTTCTCCTATGATGGAAATTGCTACACCTATAAAACCTTTTCCATCTTTTCAAAGTATAGAAATAAACCTTGTGAGAAACCTATTAGCAGGACAAGAGATCAAAGTATACGCTAGAACAGCATTTGATAAACCTTTTACTTTCTTACAATCTTTTACAACTGCAACATGGACTGATAGATTAAGTGCATTAAAAGTTGTAAAAAATCCACTTGGAAATTCTCAATTTGTACAGGTTATGGTTCAAATGTCTACAACTTCACCGAGTGAATCATGGACTCCAGAAATAAGAACAATAATAGTAAGTTAAATAAGTTAATATCATGGATGAATCAAGAATAAAACAACTTATACAACAAGAGATAGCAAGTTATCAAACAATATTTGCTGCAATTTCTGTTACTCCACATATTCATAATGGTTCTGATAGTCCACAAATAAGATCAAGTAATTTAGTTCCTTATGACTTTATAAATGATTTTACACAACGTGGTGCGTCTACATTGCCACCAGATGGATATGAAGGACAAATATATTATAATAAAGATCTAGGGTACACATATATTTATTTAAAAGGACAATGGAATTACATAGATGTAATATCTTCTGGATTACAAGCGTATATTTCTAGTACACAATCTGTAAATAGTGGCTCACCAACACAAATCGTATTTGATGATTATATTTATGATCCAGCAGATCAATTTAATCCTCTAACTGGAGAATTTAATGTTAATACTGGATTTTATATTGTACATGCAAGAGTAACATTTGATAATTCTGGTGCAGCAGGTGCTCCTATAGAAATAAGTATATGGAATACTGGTAATAATCCTTTAGCAGTAGCGTATATTACAGATTCACCAGACAAAATAAGTGCAGATGTTACATTTATGGGTAAATTAACTTCTTTGAGTTTATCAGTTCAAGTACTACAAACAAGTGGAGTTACTAAAGACATTTTGATAGGTCAAGAAAACAGTTCATTTTATATAAAAAAGTTTGCAGTAGAAAGTTTAACATAATATTATTAATAATAATTAAAAAAATATATGCGTAGTTTCCAATCAATAAATATAGATACACCTACAGACCTTGTTCACTACTGGGGTTCTTTAACACAGAACACATCACAAGAAAACTTGACTCTAGGTAAAACAATGATACAAGATTCATATAGATACTTACTTCAAAAGTATTACTTTAATGAAACTTCTTACTCTATACAAACTGTATCAAATCAACAAAAATACAAGTTTCCATATAACTATTCAATTCTTAAAGACCTTACTATTACAGTTGGGCAACTTCGCTTTACACCAAAAGTTATATTGACTCGTGAACAATGGGATGAAACAAACTTTTTGCCATATACTTCTGATATTCCACAATACATATTTATATATGATGGTAATGTTGAAATATTCCCTATACCTTCAACAACTGGTAATACTATTACATTTAACTACAAATTCAGAGTACCAGACTTATCAATGCAAGATTACTCAACTGGTACAGTAAACGTAACAAATGGTTCTAGTACAGTAACTGGTACAAGTATGACATGGATTACAAATTATCTTCCAAGTGCAGGTGCTGTTGTAAAAATGAATTTGTGGATACGTTTGCCAAGACCAAAAGGCGATAATGAGTGGTATCAAGTAGCGTCAATAGACAGTGAAACATCACTTACATTAGTTCAACCATATCAAGGTATAAGTACTACTAATGCACCATATTCAATAGGGCAAATGCCGATAATACTAGAAGATTTCCACGACTTAATTGTATATAGACCACTCACAATTTACTTCTCAACAATTCAACCAAATCCATCTAAACAAGCAGAATTTCAGTCTAAATATAACGATGGAATAGAATCAATGGATAACTATGTCGGCGAAAAAGTTTTGAACGTGAATCTTTCATTAAATCCACAACCAATAAATCCTAATCTGTTTATCTATAAACCTTAATAATTTTATTAAAATATGATATAATATAACTATATGGCATTCTTAAATACACAATCTAATAAAGTTCCAAAGGAAAATAAAACAGGTCTTTTTGGTAATGGTAAAATGGGGCTAGGCTATGCTTCAAATCTAGCATTACAAACAAAATGGAAACCACAAGGAGGAGTACCTGGTGTTAATATGTCTGTTGATACTCAACCACAAACTACTCAAAATACACAGAGTAATTACTCAATAACAAAACCACCCGTATCAAGTAGTCAAGGTTATTCTGTTCCTTCTAGTGGTGCACCAAAACCATTATTAAATACATTTCAAACCTCTCCACAGATGAGAGGACAGGCGTATGAGCAATCAGGGCAAATGACAGACTGGGAAAGAGCAGCAGCAGAAAATGTAGCAAAAGCAAAAGGTATGGAAAATTTTGGAAGATTTGCACCAAACGCAGAGGCTCCTTTTTATGCAGGTGCAGGTCAAAAACAAATGGAAACACTTATTACTAGACCTGACCTAGTAGGACGAGCAGGCTCACAAGAAGACTTGTATGGTAAATTTGCTAATCTTTATGGTTCACAGTCAAATATAGGATTACAAGCAGCACAAGCAGCAGCAGAGCGTAATGCTGGTGTACAAGGTAATCTATTTGCAGCGTCAATGCCAAAATCTATTTCACCAACTGATAGTTTATATAATCCTCTTGAAGGATCATATAGTGCAGGAGGTCAAGGTGATAGACTTGTTCGTGCAGCAACAGCACAAGGCTTACAAGATACTGTTAAACAATATACTCAAATGTCTCCAATGTTTAGTCAAATATCAAGTCTTGAAGGTTTAGTTGCAAACAAAATGAAAAGTGCAGGTCTTAATCCAAATGATATAAATAAATTCAACCAATTTGTACAAAATGTTGCTTCTAATACTTCTGATCCTGATTATGCACAATTCCAAACTTACTTAAAATCACTTGCAGGTAAATATTCTCAATATATTGCTGGAGGTGGTACAGTTACAGATCAAGTTCGAGAAGGGGTAGGACATATTCTTGATGGTACTGCTAGTGCTGACACCATTGCAAAAACTCTTGAAGCATTAAGAAATGAAGCAAACGCTGTTCAAAGTTCTTATACTGACTTAATACAAAATCAACAAGGTGCTTTAAATCAAGGACAAGGATATGTTCCAACAGGTTCACACTCAACTGGAGGATCGACAGGGGGGAATTATAATGATTCATTTTCCTCTTATGGCTATTAAACATGGATAATCTAAACATATTCAAAGGATTTCAAAAACCTTTATTAAAACAACCACAAGAGCAACCTATACAACCTACAGAACCTACACAGCCAGTACAGCCAACACAGCCAACACAGCAAATACAGCAACCTAAAGAACAATATGATAGAGGTGCTATTGCTATTGCTCGTGCTATTCGTAAACAAGAATCTAATCACAACTATGAAATAGGTTTAAATGGTAATAAAGCAGGAGGTAGTGGAGAAATTGGGGCATATCAATTTATGCCTGAAACTTATCGTTCATTAGCAAGAAAATATCTAGGAGATGATAATGCTCCTGCAACACCACAGAATCAAGACCAACTAGCATACAAACAGATAAAAGAGTGGAAAGATAAAGGTATGTCTCCTTCTCAAATTGCTGCTGCATGGAACGCTGGAGAAGGAAGTATTGCTGGAGACGCATGGAAAAATCGTGTCGGTGTAAATGAATATGGCGTACGATATGATACTCCAAGTTATGTAAATAATGTAATGAGAAACTTTGCAGAAATTGCAGAACAAGATAAACAAAGAAATATAGGACAACAAGCAGGTTCAACAGAACAACAAGTTGATCCATCTATTGCATTAGAAAGACAACAAAGAATTGCACAAGGTCTTCCTGTTTCTGTAAATGAAAACAAAGTAGATCCAACATTTGCTGGTAGCCTATTACGAGGGATAGCGTCTCTTCCTGTTCGTGCTGCTGCTGCTATAGGTGGTGGAGTAAAACGATTAGTAAATGGAAACATAGATGCAAATGATCCTACTCAAGGGGTTACTATTAAATCAAACTACTTCGGTGATATAAAAGATCCATTAACACAGACAACAGAAGACGTTAATAAACTTGTATCAAAATATAAACAAGGGGAAGTTGGGCTGCCTCGTGTTGCACTTGGAACATTAGCAAGTGCTGCTAAATTTCCTACTGAACTTGCTTTATCTACTCCACTTGGTGAAGGTGCAGGAGTAGTTGGTAAAGCAGCAGGTGCTTTACCAAATGTATTAAAAGAAAGTGTAGGACAAACTGCAAAAGGAATTGGTGGAAAATTGTTTGAAGAAGGAATAGGTAGCGTTGCAAAACAAGGTCTAAAATCTGGTGCAAGAGGAGGAACGATAGGTGCTGGACTTGATATTCAAAACCAACTTGCAAGTGGTGAAAAAATAAAACCAGGACAAGCATTGCTTTCTGGTGCTCTTGGTGCTGGAACAGATGTTGGAGCAACTACTGGTCTCCCTTTACTAGGTCAAACTTTAAGTAAAGGCATAAAAGGTACAAAACTTGCTGGTAAACTTTCTGGTGTATTAAACACTACTGATGATGATATAACAAAAGCATATGAAAATGTTTCAAAAGAATACGAAAGAGCACTTCCATTTTCCCCAACAGAAAAAAGAAAAGAAGCAGAAAGACTAGCACGATCAGGAGAAAATATATTTACTACACTATCAAAACAAGGTATTCCACTTAAACAAAGTGCAGATGGAAAAATAGATCCTGTTGTATTAGATCATCTTGACGATGTTAATTCATTATTTGCAGACACAGCAAATAAAATATCTAAAGAAGAAAAAGGTTATTTTAACTTATCTGAAATATTATACAATGCTTATAAAAATATTGATTCTAATTTGAAATCAGCAACTGCAAGACGGCAAGCAAAACAAAAAATACAAAATGAAGTTTCTGATTTATTTAATGAAGGGATTGATTCATTAAAAAATGAAAAAGGACAAACTTTAGTAAAAATAGATACTGCTGACAGACTACGACAAATAGGCAATTCGTGGACTCCATTTAATAGTGCTGATCCTGAAAAAATAGGTCAAAGTACTGGCTATGCTTTAGCAGACGCAGTAAGAAAAAATGTTGAAAAATATGCAACAATACCTAGTACACGAAAGTTTTATAAAGAATGGGGACATATTTTACACGCAAAAGAAAAGTTATCAAATCTTATTGGTACTGGTAGAACAATGAAAACTGTTGGTGGTTTATCAGGAGAAATTGCTCGTAAAGTGTTAACTGGTGGTGCAGGATTCCATACTGGTGGTTTTGGTGGCATGATACTATCACAATTAGGAGGAGATTACCTTGCTAAAGTTTTTAGTGATCCTGAAATCAGAACAATGGTAAATAAAACTATAATCGAAAATGCAGATAAAAAAATAAATCCAAATATTATATTACAAAAAATACAATCTGAAATTGATGATGTAGTAAGAACACGATCTGAAAGACCACAACTTCCAGCAGCAAAATACATGGAAGGTCAACCATATAAAGGAATAAACAGAGAACCTATTGTTGTAGGAGGTAATACCCCACCAAAAGACTATGAAGAAGCACAGCAGATAAAAAGGGGGCTTATTCCAACAAAAAAAGGACTACTCATTAACCCATAAGTACTGCCAAAAAATATACAGCATAAAGCCAGTACCATCCTAGTATTAAAGGAAGAATAAGAAAAAATAATAATAGTACAAGTGGTGTGTAGTCAACTTTATGTTTCATAATATAAATTATAATTTATTATAAATAAGTAGTCAAGTAAAACATATGCTAAAATCACAATTCATGTCCTTTTATAAAGGAACTCCATATGAAACAGGTGCAAGTGAGTGTTATAACGCAATAGAGAAAGCATTATTTGAACAAGGTATCCTTTCAAGAAATACGCTTATTGGTGCTTTGGCAACAGTGCGTGTCGAAGTAGGCAAAGCATATAAACCCATAGAAGAATATGCGTCTGGCGAAGCGTATGAAGGTCGTAAAGACTTAGGCAATACCCAAACAGGAGATGGAAAACGTTTTAAAGGTAGAGGTTATATACAATTAACAGGGAGAAATAATTACACTCATTACGGATCTGTTTTAAATATAGATCTTGTGAATAATCCTGAACTAGCACTTGAAATAGATATATCTGCTAAGATACTTGCTTTATATTTCAAAGAAAAGAATTGTCAAAATGCTTGTGATAGTTATGATTGGAAACGTGTTAGAACACTAGTAAATGGTGGTTTGAATAATTTTAATTTGTTTACAAATGTAGTCGAGCAGTTTCTAAAAGTTTCTAAATAGTTTGCAATATAATATTATGGGAGGTATAATGGGAATATGAAAAAAGAAATTTGGAAAGTATTAAACTGTAATAATAATTATGCTGTTAGTAATTTGGGTAAAATTAAAAGAATTGCTGGATTTAGAAGATTAAAAGTTCCTAATAATGGTGTAATGAAAAATATGAAATGGGGGATTGCTCCAGTAAAAGAAAGAATAATTAAACATTTTGTAGACGAAAGAAATAGACCAAGAGTTAATTTACAAAACCAATAATATTGTATAAGAAATTTAGTAGACAACAAATTTATATAATCTAAAATATTCAATGGATTCAAATCTTTA